CGGGCTGGCCGCACGGAACGTCGCTGCCCAAGGAGGCGAGGCTGGTGGTGTTCCCAGGTTGGCGCGATCCATCCCTGTTCACCAAGCTGCCGTGGGTTCAACAGCACTGGGCTGCGTGATGGACCCGGCCAAGACATGCCTGTGGATCCCGCCCGAGTTGAAGAAGTTCAAGCTCGATCTGTTCGAGCGGATCGGGCGGCATATCGAGGCGAAGGGCGGCAGTGTCGTTCGGCACGATCCGGCGAAGCTGGCAGCGCTCGATCCAGAGATCATGCCCATTGTTGGATGCACGCCACTACTGACGCCGCTGATCGCAGAGTGGAGAAAGACAAAGCGGAACTTTACGTATTGGGATCGGGGTTATTGCAGAAGAGTGTTTGCTGCGTGGCTGCCTCGCGGAACGAACGGGGGGTATTACCGATGGCACGTAAATGGCTACCAGCTTTCCTCTATTCGCGACGTGCCTGGGGATCGCTGGCAGTCTCTGGACACCCCCGTGGCGCCATGGCGAGCGAGGGGACGGCACATAGTGATAGCGGCTCCGACCCGCACCTACGCGGCTTTCCACCAGTGCCAGAGTTGGATTGCGGACACGATAGATGCGCTGGCCAGGGTGACCGACCGGCAACTGATCATCCGCGACAAGGAGAGTAAGCGTCCGCTCCAGGCCGATCTGGCAGACGCGCATGCGTTGGTGACGCACGGTTCCATCGCAGCTGTCGAGGCAGTGATCCTGGGCACCCCGGTGTTCGTGCATCCGGACAGCGCGGCGGCATTGGTGGGACGGACGGACCTGAAGATGATCGAGCGGCCGGTGACGCCGGATCGGACGAAGTGGTTGAATTCCCTAGCGTATTCTCAATTCTCGGAAGCCGAACTGGTGGACGGAACCCTCTGGAGATTGATGACCTGATGGACAGCATCCTGACAGTCATAGACCCAGCCAGCAGCTACGACCTCGTCGATCTGAATACGGTGAAGGACGAGCTTGGCATTGACCCGGCCGACACGTCGAAGGACGCCCGGCTGCAACGCTGGATCTCCTCCACCTCGCAGCGGTTCTCGAACATCTGCGGGGTCGTGTTTCCGGAAGAGAACGTCAGTGAGGTCTTCCGGCTGATTGGCACCGGCTATGGCTATGGCGGCTACGCCTACCCGTGGGGCACGGGCCAGCCCTATGGCCTGCCGATCCGGCTGCGGCGCCGCCCGATCACCCTGATCGCCACGGTGACGGAGGGCACCACGGTGCTCGATCCGGTGGCCTATGAGACGGATCTACCGGGCGGGCTGATCTACCGGCTCATGAGCGATACCCGCGGAAACTGGTGCGGCTCGTCGGTCAACGTCGAGTATTCCGCCGGCTACTATCCCATCCCCGCCGACGTGCAGGACGCGGTGCTGGCGATCATCCGGCACAAATACTCCAGCGCCGGCCGGGATCCGCTGCTCAAGCGTTTCACCATCGAGAACGTAGGCTCAGAGGATTATTGGGTGCCGCTGTCCTCGACCGGCCTTTACGAAGGCCTGCCGCCGGATTTGCAGCCAGTGGCCGACACGATTGCGTATTACCGGGACCACGTCGTGCGATGAGCTTCACCCCCCAGAGCGTCTTCATGATGCTCACCACGCGGGCCGAACAGGTGACGCTGCGGCGGCTTGGCCCGGTGCCGGTGGACGTGTCGGTCCTGGCCAAGATCGACGATGCTGCACCCACGCAGCTTGCCGGCAACATGGGGCAGTTCGAGCGCCGGGTTGTCATCAGCGATCTGGAGATCGCCCAGGCTGGCTGGCCGGGACCGGTCAAACGGAACGACCAGATCATCGCGGCGGGCAAGACGCTCACGGTCGTGGCGAGCGATCCGATTGTCATCGGGGCGCAGACGGTGATGCATCGGATTCTGACGCTGGGCATGTAGATGGCTCGCACAGCGTTTGCCGAGACGATCCGAGTGCAACTGGGTCGCTTCGGGCCAGAGGAAGCCAAGCTCAAGCATATCGAGATCGCCAAGCGCACGCTGGCGGAATTTCTCGCCCGGCAGCAAGTCAAGCCGCACGTCACCCTCGAGGTGGATGGTCACCCGGCCGCAAACGAGAACGAGGTCAAGCCTTTCGGCGTCATCACCTACTACTTCCTGCGGATGCAGGAGATCGTGGAATTCGCGATGCTCAAGGCACGCGAGTTCTCGCCAGTCGGCACCGCGAGTGACGCACGGCCTGGGCATCCCGGTCTTTACCGCGAGAGCTGGTTCATTTTGGTGGATGGACGCAAGGCCGATGTCTCTGAGATCCAGCCTGATGATGAGGTGATCCTCACCAACAACCAACCCTATTCGCGAAAGATCAATACAGGCGCTCGCGGGTTCGAGCGCTACGCGCCGCCTGGGGTGGTGGAGAAAGTGCGGCAGGCGGTGCTGAAGAAGTATGGCGGAATCGTAGAGGCTCGCCTCGACTTTCTCGATCTGGAGGATGCCTATGTGCTCAAGCACAGTCTCAGGCACATTTACAAAGGACGGAGATACGGTGGGCCGCGCCGTGATGCCATGAAAGGCATGCCGATCACTTACCCCGCCCTTGTGTTGATGCCCAAGCGCTTCTGATGACCTGGCAAACCGTAGAGGACACACTCCGGTCGTTCATCGACACGGGGTGGGCAAGCTCGCCCTATGCGTCGGTGCCGCTTGTCTACGAGAACAGTCTGGACGACCCGGTGGAGACGTTCGTCTTCGTCGCCATCGAAGGCACCTACGCCGAGAAATCGGTGTTCGGCGGTCCCGGCAAACGCATCTCGCTCGAGGCTGGCATCGTTTTCTTCCACGCCTTCGTCCCGATAGGCACCGGCAAGACCACGTCCATCGCCCTGGTGGAAACGCTGACGAACATGCTGGAGCTTCGCTCCGTCGCACCCGGCATCAACATGGACGGCGGCAATCCGCCCACGCCGGTCGAATTCCGCATGTATGACCGCGACCTCCCGCGCCTCCAGCCGGGTGGCAACTACTACCGTTGCAGCGGCTCCGTGCCGTTCATCGTCATCGACACAAGATAGCCCACCCCGCCGGCCACCGCGGTGGCGTGGTCGATCCGGGGACGACAGGCAGCCGCCGAATTTCTCTCAACCAGTAAGAAAGGAGTTCGGCCATGGCCGGCGCATACGGCGTCCTTGGCTCACGTCTCTATGTCGGTGATACCGCTTTGGTGAATATCGAGAGCGCCGTCGACACGATTGCCGATTTCACCTCGCTTTCCGTCAGTGCCGAAGTGGGGCTGATCGAAAGCCTGGGTAACATCGGCAAAGTATTCGACCTCGTCACCTTCCAGGCTGTGAAGGACGGCCGCACCTACAAGTTCAAGGGCGGTTACAACGGCGGCAGCATGGACATGGTGGTGGCGTCGGACATCACCGATGTCGGGCAGGCTCTGATGGAGCAATACGCCAACTCTCCAGATCAGAACACGTATCCGTTCAAGATTACATTGAACGGTGCCGACGCCATGTTCGATACGATCTACTTCGGCGGCAAGGTGTTCAGTCATCAATTCGTGTTCGGTTCCGTGAACAACGTCGTCAAAGCCAACATCAAGATCGAGGTGAACACCGAAATCTTTATCGGTGCTGCCTGACGAGAAGTCTCGCGCGCGAGGCCCGGCGCTGGGGTTTGTCATCGGGGCGCCCCAGCGTCACTGCCCCCCCGAAGCCCCGATATAGGAAACCCCGATGGCGAAAATCAACGAGGGGGATGTTGCCATCCACCTCAACGGGGAGGAGATTGTTCTTCGCCCCACTCTCAAGGCAATGAGTGCGATCTCTTCGAATGGCGGGCTGGGCAAAGTGCGCCAGGCGCTGGTCGATCAAGATTTCGCAACAGTCGTCAGCGTCATCTTGCACGGCGCGAACATGACTGGCGGCAGCGCAGGCAAGCAAATCCCCGAAGCTGTCTACAAGAATGGATTCACCACTGAACTTCTTGTTGGGTTGCTCAACTTCGTCGGCATACTCGCCAATGGCGGCAAGCCGCTTCCCGATGACGTGGCGGCAGCTGCGGCCCAAGCGGAGACAGCGGAGGGAAACGGTTCCTGACGCTTGATGACTACATGGATTCGGTATTCGAGATGGCGACCGGCTGGTTGGGCTGGGATCCCGAAACCGCGCTCAACACGCCGCTGTCGCAGATCAACTTGGCACTGAAGGGAAGGATGGATTTCATTGTGAAAACCAACCCGTTCGGCAGTGGCAAGCAGGAGGACACTACGGTGAAGGGACCGGAGGCTGTGAACAACTTCTTCCTGTCCTTGGCGAAAGAT